AGAGTTACGTTATGCGACCGCACGGCTTCGCGCATGTAGTGGACCAGCACCTGACGGATGCTGTCCTTAAAGGCTTCAGCCTGATCGCGGATTGCCGGATGCGCGTGGCTACCGACATAGATGATTTTATCCAGCGCACGCTCAGCGACTTCCTCAGGCGTGAAACCACGGCCCTGAGTGGACATCACCATTACGTCACCGACATTGCCTGTTGCTAGGTCGAACATAACTTACCTCACCGGGTAGCGGACTTGACCAGAGCGGTAATTATCCTGACGGTTCTTACCTTCGCCCAGTTGCTTGAGCATGGCCATCGCCTCGTCATAACGCTTCTGGTACTGAGCGATAATGTCCTGCTCACCCTTCATGAAGGTGTAGGCTTCTAGTAGAGCGCCATAGAGCAAAGCACTATCGAAATTATCACCGAGCCAAGAAGTGCCCGCATCCACAATTGAAGGCGGGTAGTAGAAGTAGTGTAACTCAATTTCATAATCGTCATCTGGTGTAGGACCGAGAATGAACGAGTTCTCATCGAAGTAGGCGTAGCAGTACGGAAGACCCGTATCGTTAGGGTTCGGGTAGGACTGGCGAATAAAGCTGACGTCCTTGTTCAGCAAATACTCGTAGTTTCCATTCGTATCTACCACAGCCATCGAAAAGTTGGCAAGCCAGTCGGAAGGAACCGATAGGTACTTATTGCCAGTGGAGCAGTTGCCGGTCACGTTCTTGCGCAGGTCCAGAAGCTGGACCGTATTGAATATGCGCTGCTCTTCTTCCTTGATGAACGTGTTGATCTGTTCGGTAGACGTCAACGTAACCGTGCTGGAGCCGTCAGAGCCGGTCCATGAGGTGTTGGGGAAGTCGTTTTCGACGTACCCCTTGATCGTTTCGAACAGTTCAGCGTAGTTCATCAGCCCATCTTCTTACTATGTCCGGTACCCTTGGTAGCTGCACCAGTGCCGCGCGTCTTTTGCGTCTGGGTGTTAGCCACGTTATTCGGGTAGCCAGCAGTGTTCGGCACCGGAACGGGCTTCGGCATCTTCTTATGCTCAGCCATTCTTGTTAACCTTCCCCATGTCCTTGACGGGCTTCTTACCCGACTTCTGGTTGGCGATCTTGGCGAGATTACGCCCGAGACGCTTCATCTGTTCGTTGGTCTTACCACCCTTGGCCATGACTTACTCCTCTGTCTGCACGGTGACCGTGCCTACTTGTCCGTTAGCTATTAGCACATTTACGAGGCCCGACAAACCCAGAGGATCATTGAGCCCTACAGGGTTCCACCCCCACTGGATTACGCGGCTACCACCAGACGGACCACCAAATGCGAGCACGTTACCGCTAGGTACTTCACCCTGCGTCTCTTCCTGCAGGCCAGTGAGACCCGCTTGGTAGTATGTCGTGTCCGGGCGCGGATTGCGCAGCGCCTGAGGATCGTCAACTGGATACATACCCAACTGGAGTTGGGGTTGATCCGGCTCCCAGCAGGTAGGGCAAACGAGGATGTTGACGTTCTTGGTCTTGATGACAAGACGTCGGAGCTGCTTGAGCTTGTAGCGGAAGCCGCAGCTGTCACACTGCGAAATCGCCCATTTACCGGAGGCGAACCTATTAGGCATAGCTCCTCCTAGTAGAACATCTGGCGCGGTGCGATGCGCAACGCAGCCTTCTCACGCTCCTCGTCCGCTGCCTGTTCCCACGCCTCGTCATACATCTGCTTTAGCATCGGTGTACGCTGCGTAGCGTCAGGGATTTTCAGGGATAGGTGATAGGCGAGGCAAGCCACCATACAAGGCAGGAATCGGAATGGTATATCCTGCGTCGTAGTGCCGCTTCCAGCATCCTCAATACGACGCAGTCGCCAGTAGACAAAGGTATAGTAGTTGCTCTGCTCCGGGGTGGGCCAGACGTTGATCTGAGGGTAAGCGACACCACCTACCGGGTAGTCAGCACCTGACTGGCGGTTGATCCATACCTGAATAGGGCGACCCTGAGCGTTCTTGTTGGGGATCGTCGAATAGGTATCAACACTGATGCGCGAGATATTGATGTCTGTCTGAGCCTGCCCAGTCTGGGTGCGTATGACGTGGTCGAGCAGGTCAATAGTATCCGCAGGTAGATCGTACGTGATTTGCCCCTGCACCATCGGAATACTACCCTGCTCGACCGTCCAGAGATTGATACCCCTGTTCGCCCACTCAATCGTCAGAAGGTTGAGGCTGCGCCGGGCGGTACGCAGGTCGTAACCTGTCCTCAACTCAGCGCCACAGCGCTCGAACGCTTCCTCGACAAGCTCGTTGAGGTTCAAGTTAAATGAGGTGGTGCCACTAGTGGTCATCGGTAGCTCGCAGTCTTCTTGGCGATGCGCTTAGGCTGCTTAACAAACTGCTTACCCTGCTTCATACCTTCGCGCTTGGCTTTAGTTGTAGCAGCATATTCAGAAGATGTCAGTGCCTGACGTGCCTTCTTGGGTAGATACCGTTCGCCGGTCGCCTTAGGTCCTTGGGTAGAGGGTTTACCAGACTTGGTACCCCAATCCTCCTTGGTCCACTTCGACAGCGACTGCTGTGCCTTGGTCTTAGGGCCAGAGTAACCACCCCCCGACTTCTTATACCTCTGAGTGGCAAGCTGCGCCTTACGGGCCGACCATTGCCCCGGCTTACCGCCCTTGTCGCTGGCTTTTACAGCAGCAACGATGCGTTTCCACTTGCCCTCATCGGTACGAGCCACCTCATTTACCCCTCTTGAAGCCCTTCAGCACCTGAGCAAAACGAGCACGCTGCCCGAGCTTGCCGGGGGCCTTAGCCGCCTTTGCGAGCTTCTTCGCCGGGATCGGTTCACCCTTCTTAGCACCAAGTGCAGCGCGAAGGGCACCGGGCTTCTTGATAGCCCCGGCGATGAAGTTCTTAGCCTTACCGCCCTTGGCATAGACCGCCACGTCGTCAGGGTTATCCTTACGCTTGATGATCTTCTTGCCGGGCATCTTGGACGCCTTCATGTCGCCCATACCACGTGAGGCACGCATTAGCAGGAACCACCCTTGCGCATCGCCACCATCTTGGTGTGGGTCTTACCCTTCTTGGCAACACCGTCGGCACGCGCCGAAACCGAGCCACCCTTGGCGTAGCATTTGCCACCACCGGCCTTCTTCATCATCGCACGGCCCATGGTGTCAGCCGACTTCTTGACGAGTGCGCGACCAGCCTTATCCGACTTCTTCATAACCTTACCTCCCTTGGCCTTCCTACCTACGCCCATAAGACGGGCTTCATCAGCTTCCATAGCCTGCGACCGGTTAGCCCGCGCGTTGATCTGGGCATCGCTACCAAGTGCACGCCGGTAGCTGCGTTCCTTGGCGGCGTTATCGCGCGCAGTGGTATCCTTGCGCACCTTGTCGAGGTCAAAGCGCATAAGCCGTTTGAAACCCTTGGGCTCAGCGCTGGTAGCGCCGCCATCACGGTACTTCTTGGTCTTCTTGTCAGCCATCTCGTATTCCTTCCCTACACTCTGGGGTACGCCGACCTTCTTGGCGAATTTGGGGTTGCTCGCTACGGCCTTCATGAACTTGGCCTGCTTGGCGCTGTCGTCCTTGGCATCGGCCATGCGCTGCTCGTACTTGGCCTTGGCAACACTCTCGCTGCCGTACTTACCCGATTTCTTCCACTTTTCGAAGTCGCTCTTGATGTCAGCTACCTTACGGTCGTACCGCGCCTTGGCCCTGTCGGTGCTACCGCCTTCCGCGAACTTCTTCATCTTGCGCATGGTTCAACCCTTCCTGAATGCGTCGAGCTTGTCTTCTAGCCGCTTAAAAGCGCTATCGAAGCGTTCGCCCAGCTTATCGACCGTGATATTCATCTCCGCACGGGTGACGTGGTCACGCGCAATCTCTTCGCGCGTCTTGTTGAGTAGAATGCCAAGCCTACTCAATTCGTCGAACTTACCCTTAAGCATAAAACCCATGACCCCGACGATTGCACTCAGGACGATATTCCAGACCATCATTTCCA